CCAACTTTACGCATAGCTGCGGCAGCACGATTAGCCTCTGCTGTTACCTTAGCTGTAGCAGCCTCAGTTTCTTTAATACCCGCGGCAGTCATTTGTAGCTTAATATTTACTGTATTGGACATAGGGTCTCCCACGCATAAAATTTATGCGTTTATATAATAATCCTATCTATTATATCACTTAGGGGGCTAACTGTCAAGATGCATTTTTACCCCCATATTTTTAGGTTATATGGTACATACTTGAATAAGAAAAAGCCCCTAACTATTCAACTAGTTAGGGGCTTTTTCATTTCTTTGGCTTACTGTCTCTAATGCTTTTTGCTCTTATCGAATCAATCTTCATTATAAACTCATACATTACTCGTCTATCCTCTTTATCAATATCATATATTTCAAAGATACTGACTGGGTCCCACACCTTGCCAATATAGTTACCTCCCATATAATCCCAAGAATCAGATAGGTTGTTATATATTCTAAGAGCTTCCTGAACGTCGGAAACTAAGTCATCGTACTCTACAGGAATCTCTTCATCTAAAGGTTCAGACCCGAGCGTCTCGCACATCTCGAAGTATTGGTCTTTCGTCATACCAACAGCGCTATTCTGAAAGTATGAGGTTAGCTGTACTTCTACTTCGGAGCGCTGCTCTTCTGAAAATTTGCTAGGTCGGTTACCATTTCACTTACCCAACTGTCAAAGCTGGTACTTGACTTCATCATAAAGAGCGCGTTGTCTTCACTAAAGCCTAGCTCTGCTGTCATGTCCTGACCAGTTAAATCTACTGGGCATAAGGTTTCTAAGAAGGTTAGTTTCAGCCCTTTCCATCCCTTGATACTAGCTTGTACGTATAGCTGTAGAAAGAGATCGTCATTCAGCTCTTCAACAGGCTGACGGTTCTTGTATGAAATTTTTGTTGCTTTCTTACGAATAGCTACTAGGGTTTCACGTGATAAAAAACAGAGGTCTACTTTAAAACCATCTGAGCCTGGAAATTCTACCTCTACTGCCTTGCTAGGAACTAACAGGGATTTAAGAGATAGGGAAATTGGAGTTGCGGTTACCATGTGGATTTTATCCTATTATATAATTGAAATGAGAAAAAGACCCCTAACTCGCGTTAGTTAGGGGCTGAAAAACTACTATTAGTTACTGTAGTAGCGAATACGCATATCGTTTGTTGCGCCGATATCGTAGTTAGCGGCAGCACCTAGGACAGCATCTGTACCTTGAGCTGTGAAACTAATTACTGTAGACATAACTGCCTGAGCATCGATAGTAGGGACTTGTAGGGCGGCACCATTAATAGTGAACTCTGTCTTAACTAGATTAGAACTTCCACCTACTGCAATAGATATCTGGAACTTAGTTTCAGATGAAGTAGAAGAACCTGCTAACATGTCGGATATCAGTCCAGCTGAATTAGTGCTACCTGTACGCAGGTAGGCATTAACAGAACCAGTAATAGAGCGAGTACCTGTAAAGTAGCCAATAGGCTCGTTTACTTGTCCTAAGTTTACAGGAGTTACGTATGTAATACCGTTAGAGATATTGATACTACCCCCAGTAAGAGCTAAGGTATATGAAGTATTACCTGAACCTGTTCCACCGATGTTCTTGATAATCGAAATTGTTGACAGTTTGTTAGTGATGAACCTAGTAATAGCAGCTGATGATTCACCTTTAATGGTTCCAACTAGCCCGCCTGAAATAACAGGATTAGTTGCAGATGAATATACTACGTTATCCGCTAATTGTCTAATTGCTGTACCTTTACCGGTCCAAGCAACTGTAGCGATTCCATCAAGACCAAAATCTACGGCAGCTGTATCTAGCGCGCAGTTGTCAATAACATAAGTAATGTTATCTACAGTAACTACTAGACCAAAGGCCAGTAATTGGTGGTTGTTTGATTGAGCAGTAGTAGCTTCTGAATAAGCAGTAACAACTGTGTCTGCAAGAATAGCTACGTTTTCATTCCAAGCAGCTTTGTTCATTGTTACTGTACCTGTTGCGCCCCAGTTTGTTCCTGCAGTCATAACTGCAGTTGGTGCGGTGTGGTACTGAGCAGTAAAGCCTGTAGCTGAGCTTGTTAAAATTGTAACAGCAGTATTGAACTGACTGGCTCCAGCGGCAATTAGCCCTTTTATGGTATAAACTTCGTTAAGAGGAAGAACAGTCATTCCTGTACCAACTACAGTAAGTACCCCGGCACCACTAACTACAGCTGTAGCTAGTGTAGTAAAGGCAAATCCTGTACTAGCAGTGCTAGAACCTAACAGGGAATTCCACAGAACGCTTTCGTCTGCTAGAACTAATGTTGAAGGCTTATTTGGGCGAATATATGTAGAGAATGAAAATTCTACTGGGTTCAGTGAAGTGTTAAAGCTTCTCTGTCCACGTACTGGTGTTGCTCCTGCCTCGGAAATTGTAATAGCTTCAGCATTAGTACCTTGTGAGAAGCTAAACCCGTCAAGAACTGTAAGTTCTTGAGAATTGGCGGTTGTAAAGCTAGAATCAGCAACTTGATTAGTTTTAGAAACTGAGCTTAGATTGGTAGTAAAGATAACTCTACTATTACGTAACAGATTTACTGACATTGATTTCTCCTAGTGTTGGGAATCTACTTTAAGCTTTGCTAGATATTTATCTGCGGTTACTTGTTATAAATTCGGGTGTTTCATTAAATTACTTGGTATCTGACTTGGAGGTTAATCTCTCCAATTGCATAAGGTGAAAGCAAGCCTTCATCTGTAGTTATTGACGAAATTAAAATTTCAGTCGTTTCGTAGTTGTTAATAGGGTCGTATACTAATCTTTCAGTAGTTCCGATAACGTTTTCAATATCTTCTAGTAAATCCTCTAAAAGTTGAGCACTGTCTTCACCTTTAGCATAAACCTTTAAGCTTACTCCAAGGAATCCCCAGGTAAAACCACCTGGCATATACTCTCTCGACTCTGAACCTGCTACTACATATAAACAGGGAAAGTTTACACATTCATCCCAAAATTTAAGCTTCGCTTCCGCGTTCCCAAATATGTTAGACTTATATGGATATACCCCGTCTATTACCTTAAACTTTTCTGCTAAGGCTTTAACTATGCTTGTTCGTTTACTCATACTAGCACCGCCCTTAGTCTGTTGCCTACTAATGTGGAGGCTATTTCTCTGATTGATTTACCTATTAACAGTTTAGGGTCTCTGCTACGGGGGGAACCTTGCCTAAAGCCCGGTTCGAATGTTTGATACGGATTCTTTTGATAATTGTAAAATGCAGTTATCATACCTTGACGGGATTGGCTTAGAGAAGTTACCTCAGCTGACGCTGCGAAGCGTCCGGTTCTGTAATTTAGTATATCTCTACGATTACCATTGCCCATGTTCTTTCTAATTTGCTCTTGTAGTTTACTATCAAGAAGTACTTGTAAAGAGGCTAGGGAAGTAAAGTTCCCAGTCTTAAGATTGCGTAAAGCAGGTAGCTTAATCTTACTAACTCCAGTAGTCACTTTTACTATTATAGGCTTTAAGACTATTTTCTGTATAGCTACTTTTCTAAAACTATTAGTAGCCTTTTTACCACTTAACACAGCTACTATCCTATCTTTTACTTCTTCCTTAAGGCTTTTAGAGAAATGAATTTCTGTAAGGATGTTTTTAAGTTGAGCAATGACTGCGCGTTCAATATTATTCGCCCAGTACATGTTTTCGTTACGTCCTTGTATTACTACAATATTTACATTTAGGGCTAATAAACTATCAGTGAAGGACTTACTCATAGAGGCTTCTACCGTAGCACCATACGTTGTATGAATATCAAAATTAGCTCTAACCCCTATCATACTAGTGGTCGCATTTTCTAATATTGCACGTTCCGTTGCTGTAAGAGTATCGCTAAATAATATCTCTTCGGCTTTTTCTATAATGTTATTTAATTGTATACTTACGGGGGTAGTTGCCAGTGCAACTCCTCCTGGAGACTGTATTTCAGTGTGCCCTAGATCAAACCCTTTTCTATACCCAGTATTATTTCTTTTTAACGCTCTGGTTACTTCTTTTGAGCTTAGATACCCTGACAGCCCCGCACCCGCATTACTGAATGAATTAGTTTTAGAGGCGTATAACGTGCCCAGTACTTGTGTACCTGATAGTACTACTGCAGGGGTATTGGATACTATATTACTAGTAGTTACCTCTACCCCCTTATTATATAGTTTACCCGATATACTTTGTAAAGTAATTTTATGTTTAGCTTTTACAAAGTTTATTAACCCAGCTCTAAACTGTGCTATAGACATTTTACTAGGGTCTAGTTTGTCCCCCAATACCCTTTCTAATACCATTAAATTCATTGGTATAAAATGAGGTTGTTTATTAAGGGCTTCTAAAGATGCCTGTCTTCCTGCAAGCTGTCTATTTAGTATAGCGTGCACGCTAAGTACCGATATACTCATTATAAATAATTCGCTGCGTAAAGGTCCAATATACGCTGAATATGCGCTGGTAGCTTAGAGTTTGTAACGTACTCTATTTGTACGTTGTTAGAGCCTACACCCTTTTGTGAGTTGATAGACGCTTCATTGCGTAAGTAATAAGTAACTAAATCAAGCACGGCTATTTTCAAGTCTTCCGGCAAGGTCTCATACCCTGCTGTATAAGACACTTGAAAAGCGTTTATACGGTTGTACTCTGCGTGATTTAATAAAGTAACCTGGTCTGCTTTTTTATCTAATACATAGTCTAGATACTCTTCTAAATTAGTATACGTTAGTCCATAATCTGTGGAGAATTCTACAGAATCAAGAGTTAGCACGTTAGGTTCTGTTAGATTAAGTATGCCATGTGGGGCATTATTAAACTGCTCTACTTTACTATCATTAACGTAATCTACAAAGCTTCTACGACATATTGATTTTACTAATTCGCTCACCTTAGGAATAATAGTAGTAATGGCAGCATCATCAGTAGTACTATTTTTACCTGTGTACGACTTATATTCTGCTAATTTTACTAAACTTAATCCCATTATATATTCCTTTATCTTTTATAAGAACTCCAAGAAGCTCTTATAAAAGATAGGGAACCGAAGTTCCCTACCTTTATTTTACTTTAAGCTACGTAACGTAGTACTGAGATTCCAGGACCTTGGCTAGTTGTAACTTGTGTAAGTCCAGTACGCAGTGAAGCAACTAGAACTTTACGTTGAGTTTCAACTAGGTCTTGAGTATCAAAACGTAGACCGCGTTGATTTCCGGCTAGGAAGTTAGCTCCAGCAACAGCAAATGCGCCGATGTTGGTAGTAGTACCAGTAGTGTTGTCACCAGTGATAGAACGAGTTGGGAATGCAGCAGATACAACAACTGGGCTGTTACCGATAGTACCGATTTGACCAGTTAGAACTGTTGCATGAACACCTACTTTATCCATAGTCTGGAATAGAGTGTCTTCTAGCAAGTCGTAGTAGCAAGCTGTAGAAACTACGTATGTAACGTCAGCTGGGTCAAGTCCCCAAGCGCCTAGGTCTTTACGAAGTGCACGAAGGTGCGCAAGTGTGTGAGTTGTAGTAGCTACAGTCATAGTAACTGCAGAAGCTACGTCATACTTGCTAAGACCTTTAACAGGATCAGCCGCTGCACCAGCACCTAGTAAGAAAGCTGCATCAACAGCACGAGAAACACGACGAATCATACCATCACGGATGATTGGTAGAAGTACCAGCAAGCTGTCTTCTTCTTCTTCGTAGTTCATGTACTCTGAAGTAGCAACTTTATATGCATTAAGAGTAATTTCTGTTAATGCATGAGTTTGAGCTGTACCAGAAGAGCCACTAGTACCGAACGAGCTATTAGCCATCCAAGTTGCAGAACCTGCTTCTGGATTGACTGGAATAGTCATTACGTTTGTTTTCATAGCGATTGCGCGCATTAGTGGTGAAATCACTAGCTTACGACGAATCTCATTTTCCATATTCATAGAAACTTCTAGTTCCCAAGTGTCTGAAGGTGTGTGAGCACCCGCTTTAGTAATAACTTCTTGACCATATTTAGTTTGGCCAATTGCTTTGCCCATGATTTTGGCAAGTAGGTAAGCTTTTTCGCGTTCTGCGTATT